ATGACCTCTACGAAGAAGTGGGACAACATGGCAGCTACCAAAGCTGGCTCCAACAATGAAAATCCCGCTCTCGGTGCTTCTGTTATTGATGGCACTGTCAACTCCCAAATGGTGTGGTGCCCCACTGCGCGATATACTGACGACCAAGACAACTTTCCGCATACGCGCAATTCAGCCTCTGTATACATGCGGGGCTCGAAAGAACACATCATCATCTCTACCAACAACTCCACTTCATGGCGGTGGCGTCGTATCTGTCTCACTGCTAGGGGACTCTATCAAGGTAAAGGATCCAATAGCGACTTCATTTACACGTCATCAGGTGTGGGTCGCCTACTCAACCAACACAATAACGATACACTTGGCAATCTTGTCAATGCTGTTGTCCTTGAAGGCAACCAAGACCAGGACTGGACCAACATTTTCACGGCTAAGACTTCATCCAGTCGGGTGAAGATTACGTACGATAAGACATTCACTATCAACTCTTCCTTTGAAGGAGTTATTCGCGACTACAAGTTTTGGCATGCTATGAATAAGACCCCCGTTTACGATGACGAGGAGGCTGGAAAAGATGACACCACTAGTGGTTACTCCACCTTAGGCAGACAAGGCACGGGTGATTATTACGTCATTGGTTACATCAGGGCCAACACTACTGCTTCTGCTGCTGATACCATTCCATTCTCCCCTGCATATGCTCTAGTATAGGCATGTCAAATAATACTTTCCCCTATGTACACAAATTGACAATTGGCGTTAAGCCACTCAATCTCCTCGTCCCGTATACCATGCTCTTCTCGTGGATCAGTGTTGTTAACCCATATAGCGGGCTCGCCCCACTGCACCAACTTCTTGCCCTTGTATCTGTCTGTGACGTAGAACTCTTTCTGATGACTCAACCAAAACTTGTAGGTGGATAAGAATTTCAAGCCACCTATGTCATCAAACACAGCATACCCCACATTTGTAATATCCTCCTCCATCGAGAATAGACCTCCAAAGTAAGCATGGTTACCTAAACTTCGTGCCCAGAGAGTTCCTCCCAGTCTTGAAGGGCCCCACAGTACCAATGATGTCTTTCGCACTGTATTCGCATTGTATTAGCATATCACAGCAAAAAAAGAGAGCTCAGATTCCAGAACAAGCGCCCCTGCGGAGGGGGGCTGAGGGGGTTGGAGGGGCCCTTCCGGGGAGGATCCCTCCCGAAACGAGCCTTAGCGGGTCGCAACCGCGAGAGCCGGGCAAGACAACTTACCTCCTCCTGTATGTCCCCACAAGATTACTTTCAACCCATTCACTGAGTCCCTCCACTCTTGAAGGTTCCGAATAATACTCCTGTCGGAGAATTTTGTAGGTTTCCTGAAAGTGGACGGTAGCGATGCTCGGCGTATTGCTCGGCATTGTGTGAAGGATCGTACCATCGCACTAGGATCCAGTCTCCGCCAATAGTACTCCAAAAACTCTTCTGCACTTTCTGCAGCCACAATTTCAGCCCATCTCTCAGCATTTGTTGGAAGCTTCTCCTGGTCCCCATCTCCTCCGGGGCGACCAAGTCCTTCAGCGACAACATCTCCATCTTTGATTGCATAATCATATCCAACCCCAGGCCTGCCCTTGCTAGGGCTGGTGTTCGGATGGTGTCCTCCCACATCGAATATTTTTGTGTTCCTCGAACTGAATCGTTTTCCAAAGTCTGCAAAACAGTGGAGGTGAATTCCGCCATCGCGATGAACTTCTCTTCCCACGATGCACTCAGCTCGTGGCGACGATAGGTGGTCAGAGACAGCCCATGGGTCGAGGTCTCCACATTGGGGGTAGGTAAGCAAGACATAACGTGACTGAAATTTGAATGATGACATAATACAGCTGATTACTCAGCTGTCTCCGTTGATCCTCTTTAATGTTATATAGGATCAACGGAGACAGAGACACTCTCTCTGTCGACTATATATAGACCCTCAGTCCCCCCGTTCCCAGTTCTACGCTGTAGTTTCCATCATGCCCTCCCAATCATCTGACACCCAGCCCCACTGCCCCTCATGCCGTACACCACTTACAGGCGACGCTATCGTCGCACTTACTGCAAAGGTCGAAACACTCGAAGAGTATATTCTCGACGTTCGAAATATGTTGGAAGACGTTCTACGCGATTTAGGCGTAGTAGGAGGAGTACGAAGTCGACGAAGACGATCCCGAACG